AGCGACTTGACCCGCTCGTAAACGGCCAGCGTCAGGAAGTGGTAGCGCTCGTTCAGCTTGGTCAGGGCCTCGGCGGGCGCATCAGCGATCCGCTCGTAGTCCTTGACCATTTCGTCGACGCTGCGCCCAGTAGCGGCCTCGGTCAGTACCGCGGCACGGCCCAGCCCCTCAATCGAGTCGCCGGCGATCTTCCCGGTTTCGACCAGCTTCGTCAGGGCGGCAGCAGCGTTTCCGGTGGTGCCCTGAATATCGGAGATCCGTTTCGCCATGGCGGCGAGCTGGCTTTCCGTCACGCCGGCCGCGTTGCCGGTCAGCGTGATGGCGGCAGTGAAGCGCCTCCCTTCCTCTGCACCTTGCTGGTACGCCACCGCCAGAGCAGCGGCCCCGGCGGCGGCGGCGGTGAAAGGCGTGATCAACGCAGCAACGTAGCCACCCACCGCCTTGATCGCCGGTCCAATGCCCCCGAACAAGTCTTTCAGCTGGCCGCCCTGCTGCATGAGGACATAGAACGGCGACTGCCCCGTCGACAGGCCAACAGCAATGTCGGTCATCTGCATCGGCAGCGACCGCATTGCGAGCCGCATTTCGCCCGCCGTCATGGCGGCCGCTGCCGCCTGGGCCTGGGCCGTCTTAGCCGCTTGGCCCATGGCGCCCAGGCCGGCGGCAGCCGCCTTGCCCGCCGTACCTACCTTGACCGCAGCCTGCTCGGCCTTCGCGCCAGAGGTGGCCAGCTTGTCGAGGTCAGCAGACGCACCTTTGGCCTGGGTACTGTCGACGCGCAGTACGAGGGATGCGACTTCATCAGCCATAAGGCACCGTTTCCGCCCCGAAGGGCTACTTCTTGTTCATCATCCGCAGAGCCGCGGACTCCATGACGCGCACACCGTCGAACACATCGGTCTCTTGCTCCGGTGGGACGCCAAGCATGCGCATGACACCTGGGAGCGCGCCGTAATCAAGGCCAGTTGGCCCGGCAAAGCCAATGCGCCACTGTGAGCCCATCGCTTCGAATACCACCTTGGGCATCACGTTGTCCGGCCACAGTTCGATTACCGCGGCAGGGAAATCGTCTGACCTCAAGCCAAACTCGGCCAATTGAGCCTTATCCAGCATCGGCCGGTACATCTCCTCCGCCGCGGCAATCAGTTTTTTCGGCGGGCCTGGAGCAACTCGAGGCTGTATGCCTGCACTAATGCCGGTACTGCGCCCTGGTAGTTCTGGATCAACAGCCCGACTGCCTCGTCGCTGAATTCCATGTCGGGGCCGTCCCAGCCGGCGATCATCTCGTTCACCAGTGCGATATCCTGGGACGCATCCGACTTGTCGGCCCGCTCCAGGAAGTCCTTCATCTCGTCCCGTGATTTGTGCCTGAACGTGACCTTGATATTGGCTGGCTCTTCACCATGCCGGGGTATTTCCACCGGTACGGTGAAGGTCGGAGCCGGCTGGAGCTTGAATATGATGTTGCTCATCCCTCCCCCTTATGACGCCAGCGGCGCGTAACGTGTGAAATCGGACATCATGGAGAACGTAGCGGTGTTCTGCATATTCGCGTCCAGCTCCATCGAGGGGTCCGAATCGAAGGACGGATACACCAGGTAGTACAGTTCGTCGTTATTGGGCAGCTTCGCCCTCAATACAACGGCATCTTTAGCCGCGTCGGCTTCCTTCAACGCCTCATACCATGCCAAGGCGGGGTCGTAGTCCAGGGTCAGAGTTATGAACTTGGCGCTCTTGTAGGTCGGGCGTTGCCGTTGACGACCGTTGCGGTCTTCGACGTACCTCCATTGATAGAACTGCTGTTCACCTCCTGTCTTGGCCACATTGGTAACCTGCGACAGGTCTACCCACGTCGAAACTGGCGTTGCCGTGCCAATACCCTGCCCCTTGGAAAACCTACCTACCTTCGTCGTATCGATCCCCTCCAATGCGAATGTGTTTGATGCTGTGTTGACCGCACGTACAACACGTTCGTTTAGCTCCGGCCAACCGGACTTCATGATTAGGATCGTGCCTGCCTTCGGCGGATTCGTCGCGCTGGCAACAGCGGGATTGGCATTCGTAATTGCAGAAACAGTAACAGCCGCACCCAATTCAGTAGATACCGAGAACACGGTGCCGTTAGGGAATATTGCGCTGATGATAGTTCCTTAGGGGGCCAACGGCCCCTCATCGAAGCCCAGAGGGCAATAAAAAACCGCCATGTGGCGGGTTCCAGTTGCGCCCTTACGGGCCATCGGCATACGCCGAATCTTCAGATCGAGCATCCTTCGTGCAGCTTCCGCTTCTTGGCTACATACGCCGCATGAGCTACGGCGGGGTCATCGAACAGCCCGACCTCGTGTGCCTTCCCCGCAACCTGTACGCGACTGCGCCATTTCTTCGCACCTCGCTCCCAATACACCCCTAGGTAGCCTGATTTATTGTCAGCCTGGGGGTGTCGCCGGTTCTGCATATTCACGGCCTGAGGGACATCCCGAAGGTTTGCAATGCGATTGTCTGAACGGTCGCCATTCACATGGTCTATATTCTGTGTGGGCCATGCTCCGTACACATATAGCCAGGCAAGCCTATGCGCCAGATACCGCTGTCCGTCGATGCCGACGCGCTGATAACCGTTGGCGGTGGCATGGGCCGCATCATCGCCCACGTTGTGACGCTGGGCGAGGCGGACCAACCGCGTGAACTTGCCCGTTTCGGGGTCGTAATGGACAACTGAACGCAGTCGTTCCGCCGTGATTCTGGCTTCGTTCATTTCTTTTTCACTCCGGGTAAAACTGGACGTCGTATCCCAGGGATATGGGTACGGTGTGATCGGCGTCTCCCGTCGTGGGCTGTCCGCTGCTGATGGGGGTGCGAACGCGCACCGCGAGGCCGCCGGATGGCATGATCAGGTTTACCTGGAACAGCGCGTCAAGCTCCGCCTGGATCTGCTCAGCAGCACGCGACCCAGCGCCGATCGGCATCACCACGTTCACCTGGAACAGGCTGCGGTACTGTCGGTGATCGCCAGCGGCGTCCCGGCTGATGGTCGCGGCCGGCAGTACGTAGGCGCGCAGGTACACGGCATTGCTGGGCGGCGTGAAATTGATGTTCTGCCAGGCCACGGCAAGCTCAGGCGTACGTGCCTTTGCCCAGTCTTTCAGCCGCTTCTCGAATGCGGCGCGGATCAGGTCCTGGCTCATTTGTTCGCGTCCTTCGCCGCCTGGCTTACATACCGTTGGAATTCCTGCGCCGTCAGCTTGGCCATGCCCTGGGGCGCCTGTTTCGACCAACCGTTTTCCAGCGGTACGGCATAGGGCAGCGAGTTCGACAGGTAAGTCACACCGCCGGCGCGTGTCTGCTTGATATCGGCTACCAGTCGATGGAGCGTTACCTGCCCATCCGGATCGACCGCCATCGACGTGGCACGCTGGATGCCGGCCGCCGAAAATTGCCAGTTCGCGCGAAAGCGCCCGGTGTCGAACGGCGACTTCAGGATCACTCCCTTGGCCAGCAGCACCGTGGCCTGACGCGTGGCCGTATCGATGTTGCCCTTGGCTCGCGCGGCGAACTTCCCAAGGTCCGCAGTGAAGCTCATGCCTGCCTCAACTGCAGCTCGTACAGCAGCACCAGGCCGGCGGGCGCCAGCGTCTTGACCGTCACCACGCGCCAGGTGGCGCCCAGCGCCAGCACCAGGTCCGCCGGCTTGGGCTCGGGCATCGCGCCACCTGCGGCCAGCGCCGGCGCCAGATACATCTGCTTGTCGCCCGTCTCGATGACGGAGCCGGCCATGTTGGCCAGGCCCGCGGCCTGCGCCGAGTAGTCGAATAGCGCGCCGATGCCGGCGTTGTCGACCGTGGTGGTGGGCGCCTGGCCAAGATCCGGGTCGTACTCGCCCGTCACGAACTGGCGCACGGAGACCGGCCCGCCAAACTCCAGCAGCAGCTCCTGCGCGGTGGCGGCCATGTCTGCGTAGTCGAAGGTGGCCATCAGACGGCCTTCCCGGAAACGTTGATATCCATGACCAGAGTGGCGCGCCAGATCGGCCTATCGGTGCTGCTCTCGAGCTTCATCGCCACCAGGCCGGAGATGGGCATGCCGTCCGCCGTGTAAAGCTGCACCCCGCAACACTCTTGCAATCCCGGTTCGCCGCTGGGATCAGGTACCACCAATCGCAAGAAATTCTCCATCTCAACACCTCACCAGCTTGACCGACGAGCCGTAGGACGACAGCCAGCGGCGCAGCATGGCGGCAACGCCCGCGTAACGCGTCTGGCCGTCGTTGCGCGCGCCGGCCGCGCTGGCGTACTTCGTCGTGATCGGGCCGACGGTCTTCTCGATGGCGGCGCCGGCGGTGGTGCTGCTGACGTCCTGCCACAGCGGGCCCGTCAGCGCGCGCGCCGCCAGCTCGCAGCAGGCGTTCACGACCTCGCGCGGCACGCCGGTCGCGACCGTGCGCGGCCATTCCAGCGCCTGGGTGTCGGTCGCGCGCTCGCCGCGATAGGTGTATTCGCCGTCCAGATACAGCGCGGAGTTACGCAGGGCGGCTTCCAGCGCTGCTTCCTCGCCGGCGAACGCCAGGCCATGAGCGGCGGCATAGGCCTGGCAGTCGGCTACGCTCACGTAGCTATCCGCGTTCGGCAGGCCGGTTCCGTCTTCGACGATCAGGGGCATTGGGATATCTCCGCAGGCTGACGGAAACCCCCGCGTGAGCAGGGGCAACCGTCAATCGGCGGTCAGGTCTTGGCCGGATCTTTGGGCTGCGGGTCGGATTCCTTTTCCTTGGGGGCCTCGGCCTTGCCCTTCGACCGGTATTCCGGCTTCAGGGTGACCTTGGGCACTTCCTTGGCCGCGCCGTCCCGGCTCCCGGTGGCGTTGGCATCGACGATGCGCACGCCAGCCTTGGCAGCCTCGGCCTTGACGTCCTGCTCGTAGCGGTAGAATGGACCCGGCAGGTACCAGACGGGCAGCTTGGTCTTCTGGGTCATGATGGCTCCTTACTTGGAAGCGTCACCGATGGCGATCACGCCGGCGGTGTGCTTGATGTCGGTGGCCACCTTGTCCCAGTTGGTGCCCGTGGCCAGCTCGGCGTCGGTCGGCGACTTGCCGCCGGTGGCCTCGTCCCACGTGTAGCCCTTGAGACCCAGGCCAAAGGTGTAGTCCGCCTGGAAGGTGGTTTCGATGCGCTCCTTGCCGTTCGAGGTTTCGATGTTGGTAATCAGATCGCCGCCATCGGACACGGTTGCAGCGCCAGCCACCAGGCCCAGCACCTTCTGCAGGTTGGGCGTGCCCGTGGCGTACAAGGCCGGGGCGTCAGTCACCACCACAGTCTTGCCCAGGATGTCCACAACGGTGACCGCACCGTACTCAAACAGTTGCTGAGCGTTGACAAGATTCTGGCCGATCAACTTGTGGTAGACCTGACCACTCATCACGTTGGCGACGATCAGGCCGGAGCTATCGCCGAACTTGGCATGAGCGTCGTTCAGCACTGAGTAGGTCAGTCCGGTCTTGGCCGAAACGTTGACCGTTGCCGTAGCCTGATTACTGATGGCGGCCACTAGCTGTGAAGATTCAATAGGTTGTATGCATGGTTCATCCGAACCGGATTTGAGAAACTGGAAATCGCCGATCCCCCAGTTCACTCAAGGAGCCCGGCCGGATGAACACCCATAAGCATGCCCGATTGACCTTCCTACGTCGACTCGAAATGGTCCAGCAATTGATCGCCCATCAAGTTTGTGTGCCTGAAGCGGCCCGCGCCTATGGGGTCACCGCGCCGACTGTGCGCAAATGGCTGGGCCGCTTCCTGGCTCAGGGCCAGGCGGGCTTGGCCGATGCGTCCTCGCGCCCGACGGTCTCGCCCCGAGCGATTGCGCCGGCCAAGGCGCTGGCTATCGTGGAGCTGCGCCGCAAGCGGCTGACCCAAGCGCGCATCGCCCAGGCGCTGGGCGTGTCAGCCAGCACCGTCAGCCGCGTCCTGGCCCGCGCCGGTCTGTCGCACCTGGCCGACCTGGAGCCGGCCGAGCCGGTGGTGCGCTACGAGCATCAGGCCCCCGGCGATCTGCTGCACATCGACATCAAGAAGCTGGGACGTATCCAGCGCCCTGGCACCGGGTCACGGGCAACCGACGCGATACCGTTGAGGGGGCCGGCTGGGACTTCGTCTTCGTGGCCATCGATGACCACGCCCGCGTGGCCTTCACCGACATCCACCCCGACGAGCGCTTCCCCAGCGCCGTCCAGTTCCTCAAGGACGCAGTGGCCTACTACCAGCGCCTGGGCGTGACCATCCAGCGCTTGCTCACCGACAATGGCTCGGCCTTTCGCAGCCGCGCCTTCGCCGCGCTGTGCCATGAGCTGGGCATCAAGCACCGCTTTACCCGACCTTACCGCCCACAGACCAATGGCAAGGCCGAACGCTTCATCCAGTCGGCCTTGCGTGAGTGGGCTT